CCGCCATCCGGGTAAACCATGCGGAAGGCTTTAATCCTCTGGTTGACCTCTGCATAATCCTTGCCCTTGATGTCAGTGGTCCTGATCTGGGCATTGGCCTTTGCTAATTGTTCAAATGTTGCCATCAGTTTCCTCCTATCTTGTCTAAATATGGTGCCTTGCTGTTTAAGGCATAGGTATCAAATTGGTATTTCCCTCTCTCACTGGTCCTCCGGCAGTACTTGTGAGCTTCATCAGATCTGGCGATCCTGCGGAGCTGGCTCTCACTCCATCCATCCCTCTTCAGCTCTGTAATGGTCTGCCAGCGCTTAGCCATCTTCATACCTCCGGGAAACAAAATCTAATGAGCCAATCTGTAAGTGGTTAAAGTGATCTGTCTCGGTATGATCTGTGTGTAGCTCTTTCGCCATTTCAGGAACCGCATCGCCCATCATCATGATTGTTGTCCCATAGGAATCGAATTGAATATCATCAATGTCATAACAATCGAATGATTTAAGCCTTCTTAACTCCGAAATGGCTTTATGGACATCTGTGACCCATGTGTTAATGGTCTGAGCTTTGTAATGGTCCACGTAAGCTCTTCTGCATCTGTTACAAGGAAATTTGTTGACATCCGTCTGAGTCCAGATGCAGTCCTTGCAAGATAATTCATTAGTCACTTCCTAACACCTCCTCAATGTGCCGGTCTACTCTGCTGATCGTTTCATTGCTTCGGGAGATGCTCAGCCTTACAAGGCAGAAAACCAAACCAATGACAACCAGAAGTATGACCAGGGCAAAATATAATAATTTCTTGTTCATTAGGTCCTCCTTACTTGCGTTTACGCAAGTTCTTTTGCAAAAAAAATATCAGCCGGGTTCTCAATTTCGAGTACTTGGATGATCGTGTTGATCTCTTCCCTGGTAAAGCTGCCATCATTACGCATCTTTCTATGGAAGGTGGATGGGTCAATATCCAATACTTTAGAGAGTTCTGCAGCTGTCATTCCTTTTAATACCATCTGAGCTTTTAACTTCTTCTGGTCGAACATCTTTCTCCTCCTTTCTTGCGTTTATGCAAGTATACTACCACCATGTTTTTTGTTTGTCAATGCGTTTACGCAAGTTTTAATGTAGTTTTATATATTTTATTTGCATATTCGCAAGATTGCGGTATAATTAAGGTCCACACAAGATGGAGGGATATATTATGAACATTAAGGAAATTATATACAATAGGCGCAATGAGTTAGGCTTAACAATGAAGCAGTTGGCTAATGCAGTTGGTGTTAGTGAGGGAACCATCTCCAGATGGGAGTCTGGCGATATTGCCAACATGAAAAGAGACAAAATAAAAGCCCTTGCTGATGCTTTGGATATTTCCCCTGCGGTTATTATGGGATGGGAAGAACCTCCGCAAACTCTTATAAATTATGGTTTCCAGAAGGTTAAATTCCGCCAAATCCCAGTATTAGGTGAAATCGCATGTGGAGAGCCAATAGTTACAAATCAAAAAGCGGAATATCTTACAGTTGAGGATGCTCCGGATGCAGCCGATCTGGTTCTGATTGCAAAGGGTGACAGCATGATAAATGCCAGGATATTAGATGGCGATTATGTTTTTATCCATCAACAGCCGGATGTGGAAAATGGAGAGATAGCTGCAGTCATTATCAGGGATGAAGCAACACTAAAACGAGTCTACTATGACAAGAAGCATCAAACCATGACATTAAATGCAGAAAACCCTGCTTATGCTCCTATGGTTTATATGGGCGAGGAACTCAACCAGATCCGGATCATAGGCAAGGCCATTGCCTTCCAGAGCGCAGTAAGATAACTGTGAGGAGGTGGTTCTATGAAAAAATACCATAAATACCTTCAAGTGGGTTTTAAATCTGATGGCTCCCGGATCAGGAAGCACTTCTATGGATCCAGTCAGGCAGAACTGGATCGCAATATCAGGGAGTATTTTGTACAAGCATCAAAAACAAAAAACCCATCAGATATATCTTTTGGCGCTTATAGTAAAAAGTGGTTTACTATTTACAAGGCCAATAAGAGCGCAAAGACAAGAGAAATGTATTCTTCTGCCCTGAAGAAGTTTGATGTTATTGATGCGCTTGAACTTAGGAAAATAACAAAATCTGACTGCCAGCAAATTGTAAACCAATATGCCGGAAGAAGAATGGCGGAGATCTTGCGCCTTACACTCAATCAGATTTTTGACACAGCCATAGAAGATGGAATCATAACTTCTAACCCGGCTAAAAAGTTGGAGCTTAAGAAACGTAAGCCGGAAGAAAAAAGAGCTTTTACAGATAAGGAAAAGGAAAAGATCAGGGAAGCAGACCTTCCTCCTATGGAGCGGATGTTTGTCAACATTCTATTGGCATTTGGATTAAGACCAGGGGAAGTATTGGCTCTCACTCGCTCTGATCTGGATCTAAAGCGGAAAGTACTCCATGTAACCAAAGCAGTAGAGTTTGATGGGAATAACCCTAATTTAAAGGGAACCAAAACAGAAGTTGTTAGGGACCTGCCTATTCCGGAACAACTACTTAAGTATATACGTAAGTATATAGATGATAATGGAAGTAATCTGCTTTTATTCCACAAAAAGGATGGAACGCTCATGACAAAATCTGCATACAGATGTTTCAAAAAGCGGATTTTGAATGCCATTGGAATACCTGATATAACACTCTATCATTTCCGGCACAACAGAGCCAGTGAACTTTATTATCTTTGCCAGAGGGGAATTATAAGTACAAAGAAGGCCGCAGCGCTTATGGGGCATTCTGAACTTATATTCTTGCAGACTTACAGTCACATCCTGGAGGAGAATGAGAAAACAGAGGAATTATATAAAGATTTAGCAATATAGGAGGGGATTATGAGAGTATTACGAATAATATTAGGGATTTTAGCTATGCTGTATGCAATGGGTCTGGCTTTTGCATCCTTTGTAGGCAGTTTCTTTGATTCAATGCTCGACACTAATGTAATAGCTGACTTCATGCTGTACTTTATCATTTTGTACTTCATAACTGGGCTGATCATGGTGGTGTGCAATAAGTGGGCTGTGCTCCCTGGATGCATCGCAGCACTCTGCACCAGTTTTGCCGGAGTTATACTTGCCCTATTTTCAGAGCAGTATGTTATGCAGCAGTTTATTATTTTTGTGGTTCTGGCGGTAGTCGCTGTGGTTGGAATCTTTTTATGGGAATTTAAGCGGATCTAACTGAACCAAAACTGAACCAATGAACCAGAATTGAACCCAAATTTTACTAAACTTTTGCAAACTTTAACAAGTTTTAGAAGAGCAAAAAAATAAGCGGAAAGCCTATTATTTCAAGGTTTTCCGCTATTTTTAACCGATGCGCCTCCAGGGGCTCGAACCCTGCACACCCTGATTAAGAGTCAGGTGCTCTTTCCTTTATTTTAGGGCTTCGTTGGCATCAACTGAACCAAAACTGAACCAACGCATCAGATTTTGCTGTTCAGGAACTTCTGCCATGCCTTCACTGTTTCAGGTCCACAATAGCCATCAATCTCAAGGTTTTTATCTACATTTTCCTTGAGCTGCTTCTGGAGGGCCTTGATCGTGTCCGGTCCAAACTTGCCATCTGTTCTAACACCCAGTTTCTTCTGGATCGCTCCGATCAGAGGGGAATAGCCGGAGGAATCATTCCAAACCCAAGAGCCATTTGCTTCTGATTTCGGTACACAGTTAAGGCAGTATTTTCTGCAGTTAGTGTCCTGATTACTAACTTCGCCATCCACCTCAGTGCCAAATACCTTCTGAGCCAGTGCGGTAGTAGCAAAGCCCCACTCACCATCTACTGTGATTTTACCCGGCTGTGGTTTCGGCTGTGCGCCATAGTCAATGTACTTGGAGAGTTTGCCATGCGCTCCCCATGCCATTACCTGATAACCGCCTCTATGGTTCCATCTTCTTCCTGCGCCATCCACATAGGATGTAACAACACCACCGCCAAATGCCGGAGTGCATTCGATTACATTGACCACTCCGCTTGGATCCGTAAAGTCACCTACATAAACACCGGCATGACCATTCATATATAAGTATTCGCCCGGAACTAAGTTTCCAAAGCCATAACTAACATCACTGCAAAGATTCAGGATGCCCCTCTCTGTTGTGTCAGGGATAACTTTGCCCGGAGTTACATAATACCCAACCGGTTCCGTTTTATATACAATATCCGGCTCATTGATGATGCTTTTTACAAGGCCAATACAATCATAAGACTGTACTCCGCCTGCATGGATCTGGCCACAGTTCTCCGGGAAGCGGTTGCTGTAGTAGGTCCTTCTGTTAGCCTCAACATATTTAAGGCGCTTGATCCAATCAGCTACTGTCATTCTTGCCATGTTCTACTCCTTTTTGAGCCATTCAGGCTCTGCTATTTTGTTCTCCTCAACAAACTTGTTGAAGAGGGTTGTCATGTACCAGTTACCATCCAGATCAGCAAAGTAGTGCTCTGCTACAATCATGATTTCTGATTCCTGACCAGACTGATAACTTTCCATCAAAAGAAGAAGCTGGGTCCGGACAATGTCCTTCTCCAGCTTATCCATCTGTTTTGATAGTCTGTGTAGTTCGTTGTTTCTGGTGTCGTGCCTCTGGATCAGGAAGATCAGGAGTGTAACCAAACTTCCTCCACCCAGAATGCAGCTTATAATGTCTAATGCCATTTACTATTCCTCTGTTTTAAAAGCTTTGATAGATGCCTCTTGTGTTTCAGCATTCTTCTGATACTGTGTCCCAAAGTAGAAACTCACGATCACAGTGAAGATGTTAAAGAACTGCGATGGAGTTATCATCTTGGTGACAAAGCCATAGATGAATGCCCCCACAAGTGCCAAAGTCATGATGCTCTTCACATCAATGAGTTTTGTTATTTTGTCTTTCATTGGTTTCTCCTATTTCCATTTCCCTAACAAATGAAAAGATAAGTTGACTGTGTTGTTGGTGGAAGAGTTTCCTCTGAAAACTGTTGCTCTAACAACGTGTGCATCTAAATTCCATGCAGAACCAAAGATTCCTGTATTAGAATCATAAGAGCCTTTCGAAACTTCAACTGCTTTAATATCTGTAAAGAGAGTGGAAGGAAAGGCTTCTGTTAGTTCTTGACTTGTATAAATATTTCCTTGCGCTATATTAATGTTTGCAACTTTTGAGGTTGTTCCCCAGCATTCAGCATCACCACTCGCCAACTTGCGATAAGTCCATATTCCGCTTGTGCCACGTTCCACAATGTAATCGGCAATCAGCCCAAGTTTGTAGAGAATGTTCTTCATAAGGTTTGTTACCATGCCACGCACCTCCTTCCAAGGAGTGCGTGAAGTTGGTTAAGTATTACCCCCCCCAATTCTCCAATCAAATAGACAGCCCACAAATAAATTGCTGTATTGGATGGTACTGTTGACGCAATGCCTTGTGCCATCCACTGACTATCGCTACTTGTAACTGTGTTGACAAGCGGATAGTTCGTACCACCTACAACCGCAGCCCCAACAAGCATTTGTCTTACAGTAATCGGTATCTTTACAAGTGGCATTGTCATTGCATTTGTCATTTGAGAGGTTGTAGTGCCTTTGCAAAACATGAACAGCAAGTCGCCAGCTTTGTAGCATCTATATGATTCAATCGAAAACGATGCCGTTCCGCTATACGTTGAATACGAGGTGCTTTCCCATGCCTTTTCTACTGCTACTTTTTTGGTGTTGTTAAGAATATTCTTAAAAAGGTTCTTCAAGTTCATACCATCACCGCCTTTCTGTTAAGGAGTGATGACAGATAGGCTAGGAGTTTAGTTACCCCCCCACAACATCTATATAGATGTAGGAGAAATAAATAGTCACTGTCGCTTGTGAATTCGACCAATTCCTCAAAGCACACTGCATATGATTTGGTAGGTCTTGACGAAAGCAGTATGGAGTTAAATTTGTTCCATTCGTGCCTGTCCAATAGAATCCAACACAAGCAAGCATTTTGCGATTGCTCGGCACATCTACCGAACTCCACGTTGTTCCACCTGCTGGAACAACGACATTTGTAGCGTTTGCCGTGTCAATTTTGATGTCGTCTGTTGTTAGTTTTTGTGGAAGAATTTTTGCAATATTCTTCAAAACATTTTTGATGTTCACTTATTCCCCTTTCCGCATCCTCACGGAAAGAGGATGCTATGCTATGCGGTTCTCAACCACATATTTACTGCTGTGTATGGGGGCAAGTTGTTGTGGGCTTTACCTTGCTGTTCGGCTGTGTCGCCAAAAGCAGAATACTGTGAGCCACCTCTTGAAGCATTGGCATAGGTTGAAATACCACCATTGATCGAACCGCTTCCTGTAAATATGTTGACAGGATGACTATGAGGCGGCAACTCTGCTACTGTCAATGTGTGTGTAGCTTCACCACCACTTGCTCCCAATGTGTAGTTACTTCCAGCACCTACAAGAAATTTATCTTTTAGTAGTTCCCATGACCCCCCCCATTTTTCGTGAGGGTTAAATGAGCCGTCTGTTGTAATATAAATGCTCCCAACAGGGTGGCTTGCTAATAATACGTTCTTAAATAAATTCGCTATATTCATGATGCACTTCCTATCTTATTCCAGTGACTACTGTTCCATGATTCCGCAGAGGTTATGTTTTGCTTCGCTTCGTAGACATTGCCACCATATGTGACAAACTGTCCTTGGAAGTATGTTGCTGAATTGCTATATGCCGATGCCATCAGCCTTGCAAGTTCCAAATATTCCTCTGCCGATAAAATGCCATTTGACAATGTAACCGCTCCCCACTTTGTTGAATCCCATGTTCCGCTTGTTGGGGCAAGGCATTTATATGTCTGCCCACCATAGTTACATAGTTGTCCAACGATATAAGACTCCGCAAAGTTGTATGGTTCTGCCACTACATTGATATTGCTGAACTCTGCATATGCCCCTACTGATGTGCCTACTACAAACCGCTCACTGTCTGTTGTGATCGCTGGCTCTCCGCTTACAATATTTCCGTAATTGGATTCCCAATTCGCATTTGTACCTCGTCTAATTTGTATTGCCATCATTATCTCCTTTTATGATGTCTGTTATCTTTCCAAAAGGATTCAGTTTCTTTTCTAACACTTCCACCCTTGTTTCTAACTGCTCTATGATTTCTTGCTGTTCCTGGATAGCCTTCCATGCCATTGAAACCATTGTGTAAAGGTCTACACCTTGATCTTCTCCATCCTCATCTTTAGCAACTACTTCCTCCGGCACATTGTACTTGCCACCGATCGCAAGACCTATGCGCTCTTTTGCATCATCAATGAAGTTAAAAGAGAGGATGTCCGCATCTTTGATCTTGTTTAAAACAGAATCAACCTTTTTAATATTCTCTTTCAAGTCAATGCGTGAAGAGTTAACAAACGAGGTTGCTGTGACAGACCCACTAAACTTTGCAGTTCCGTTTCCATTGATGTAGACATTGCCCATTGCATCTGCGGTTAAAACTTGGGTTTGTGTCTGTCCATCCCATCTGCCTACCTCAAGGCCAGCCATTACATTTCTGTTGCCTATAAAGTCCGCATAATAATCGTACTCCGCAGCAATTCCCATAACAGTTGGAGAGGTGTTACTTGTATATCTTCCAGTGCCACTATTTAAGTTAAGGTTAATCCAATCGGCATTTTCATCATTTGTTTCGATTGAGATTGAACCGCCCTCAAGTTTGAAGTCCTTTGCAACTACAGTTGCCTCGATTGTTCCGGCAGAGATATAGTCCGCTGAGATCTTCTTTGCTTGGATGTAATCATATGCATTAACGACAGCACCAGCCATTACAGATGTATTTGGGTTAGAGTAAGAGTTCTCCATGTCTGCCGGAGTCTCAGCTCCGCAGCTGATTGTCTCCAAGGCATTCAGATTAAAAGTAATGTTAGTGACATAGGAAACAAAAACTCTGCCTAAATAGTCAGAGATTGCAATCAGATCGCCTGCCTCATAAGCCGGATCTCCATAGATAGTTGCATTATAAGGTCTGAGTTTGATGCCCTTTAAGGTCTGCCAGATGGCATTTGCTACTACTTCCTTATTTTCATCATTAACAAGTGCATTGTCTTTAATCTCCAGAATATATCCTGGTGCTCCTGCTGTAGAGAAGTTAAAAGCATCAACTGTGTTTGGAACATATGCCCTGACACCGGTTATCTCTACATCCTCTGATCCTACAGAGATTGCAGATACTTTGCTCACAGAATAATCCAGAGCATAACCGCCATCTATATCAGGAACCACAGTCCATGGATCCATGATTCCACCATCAGCAGTCTCATCTGAACCCCACGGATTCATGATTCCGCCATCCAGTGCATCACTCAGAACCTCAGCATTTCCAGATGAGTACCACTGCACTTTCATTTTGCCATCATTCTTCATGCGAGCGAATCCGCAGTTAATCTGGCAGATCCAGCAGAGTACTTCTCTACATGTGGTGCTTTCGTTATACTCAAATCCATCTATTTCAAGGTTTGAGCTGATGCTCCAAAAGTCCTCATCATAGGAGACTCCGCAATAATCACAGAGCGCCTGCGCAAGTGCCTGAGAATAGATAGGAAAAACAATATCACCATTTCCATCCTTGCCGATGTATGCCCGGTTCATCTTATCCATGAAGTCATAGGCAACAAGCTGAATGGTTTTGCCAAGTGTCGATGGCATCTCAACTGTATAAATGCCACGGTCAATCCATTCCGCTGATTCATCCTCATAGATGACTCCAAACTGGACCGCAATGGTTGCGCCCCGGAATCTGAAGCCATCAAACTTGCCATCCTGATTATTCAGTGTGCATTTGAAGCTGTTAGATATTACAGAACCAATGTTGAAACTCTGCCCAGAGGAGGAGGCATCTGTAAACCTTACAGACCCTCCCATAAAATCATCTCCGGTCAAATTAAGAGCAGCGCCTACCACTGGTGTGAGCACTGCCTTAATCTGGAAAACATTGGATTCCGCTGTATAATCTTTCCAATCTTGTGATGTGGAAATCATTAGCTACCTCTCAATTATATTAAAACTTACTTTGCTGTATCTCTTGTTATTGCTGAGCCATGTTTTGACCGGAATGCTCTGATCTCCGCAGTAAAACTGCTTAGTGGTCAGTGCATTTGTGAGTGGATCTGTAAACCTTACCCAGAAGTATTCAGGAGCAAATGCCTGCAGGATCCGTTTAGTCTCTTCCGGATCAGGTCCCCACCAAGACAGCTGGATCTTGTACTTCCTTGTCAGCCGGTTGGTGTACATGGTGGCATTGGCATTCAGAACTCTTCCAGAATCTGCTGCATTAACATTCTGGATGTTGACTGTCATCTCTGAAGGAGTGAACCCAACACCATCAACAATTATCATCTGTTTAACTGCCATCGGTTCACCTCCTTAATGCGCATAGGCAGATACATTGTATCTTCTGTTCAGTGAGCTCTGCCCTGCAAGTGCAGCTCTTGCTACTACTTCATTATCCATGTATACATTGACCTCTGTGGTAGTACTTCCACCACCGGCACCGCCTTCTGCTCTCATGAATGCATTGTAGACACCAGCCTCAATACCAGCGATGATGTCAGCATTGTTAGCAACAGTAGGAGTTCCGCCCATTGTACCTACAAGCTCAGGGCCTGCCTCTCTTGCGATAAAGAGCTGACCTACTTCCGGATGACCGCCTTCTGCGTATCGTCTGGTTAAACCATTGATTACGCTTGTAACTGCTTGGATTGTGGCTGTCGCTGTAGTTCCAGAGAGATTATTGAGAGCGTTCTTAAGGGCCCACACTTTACCGCTTACGCTATCCGCCTGGCTTCCAATACCTTTAAGGCCATTGTTAATGCCATTGAAGTTAGGGGCAGAGCTTGCAAGATTTCTAATGGATCCGGCTGCGCTATCAATTCCGCCCTTAACAGTGTCTGCACCTTCTTTGGTTTTTCCTAATGCTTTTCTAACAATAGTGCTTGCTGTTTCTCCTGCTGCAGAAAGTTCCGGGTACATGTCAATATATTGCCTAAGTGCGCTAGTGTTTTGCCCAACAGCGCCCTTGAGTCTGTCCTGGGCTTTAATCATCTCTTCTGTGGTTATTGAGCCCTCATACCACTGGTTCCATGTGTCCCAGTATTTCTCGTTCTTCTCAATGCCTTCATCAGTCTTATCAATGGCTGTCTGCAGGTTTGACACAAAGCCATCTACATCTATGCCAAAAAACTCAAGCACGGGGCGGAGCCCTTCCGCAATATCAAGACCAGCTTGTAAGATTACTTTCTTGATCTTAAGAGGAATAGACATAAGGAATTTGAAAACATTTGCAATGGCCTGAGATACCTTTTTGAGCCATTCGGTATTTGCAATGCCTTCCTGCATCTCATCCAAGCCACTAATAAATTTTTCTTTATCATGCTCAAAAATACCCATTAAGGCGGTCATTGCACCAGGTACGCCCTTTGATATTGGATAAAGAAGGTTATCATCAATAAACTTCCCTACTTCTTTAAAAATAGGACCAACAACAGAGGCAAGTTTATTGAACATGCCAAGCAGGCCCTCTGTAGCAAGTGGTGCTTCTTCAAACAGATCGCCAATGCCACCACCGGCACCACCGCCACCGCCTCCTCCACCTCCGCCTCCGGAGGAAGAGTTATCCTGCATCTGGTTAAGTTCATCAAATGCAAGAAGAGTTTTCTTGAGTTCTTTATTAGCTCCTGCGGCTGCAGCTCCTACTCCACCGACTGCAGCTCCTACTCCGCCAAAGTTTTTCTTGGCTCTTAAGTAAGTAGATCTACCACCAAGCGCAGCGAATACCTGAGATAGTGCATCAGCTAATACAATGACATAACTGATAATCTGCATGATAACAGGCGATAACGTCTGAAGCAGGGATGCAAATGCTGCGCCAAGCTGGTTCTTCATCTGGTTGGCTGATGCGCTTAGATCCGCAAAGCAGGAAGCAAAACTGTTGCCGGTCTGATTCGCCCAGCTAACTACATTGCCGAGTGCCTGCTGTGCCATTTGTGCAAACTGTTGCACTGCCATCGCTGCCATATTTGCCAGGAACACCTTTGCCCCCATGCCTATCCTGCTGAAGCCTCCGCTTGATTTAGTGGAGGCTGACTGTACTTTCGTAGAGGCCTGCTCCGCTTGTACTCCTAATTCTCCTAAAGCCTGCTTAAGAGCATCAAGGGAGTCATCAAGAGATAAGCCCTTTGACTTAATCTTAAGGAGTACCTCGCCAAGTTTCTCCAAAGAATATCCTGCGGATTCTGCAGCCTGAACCATTTCCGGACCGAGTGCGATCTGCACAGCCTCCATAGCCATCTCGATCTGTGAGGCGGTCTGTTTGGTGGCTGACTGCACCCGGTTCATCGCTGCCTGGTATTTGCTGTCATCCGCTTCTATTGTTACATATAAGCCTTCATTCATTTGAATCTTCCTCAAATCTGGCATTCCAATTGCTTGCAAATGCCATGAAGTTGTTAATTGATTTTTCTGCTATTGCATTCTGCCTTTGAATCTCCGCATCCTCTTTGTCCTTCTCCCCAAACAGTTCCGGATATAGAGCATGAAGCTCAGGGAACTCTACCTTTTCACCTAAGCCTCTTGCGATGGCATATATCATTAACTGAGCATGTTTGTAGGAATTGATTGCCTGCATCTTGGCTGAGTCCCTCTGGCGGATGTTGGCAGCCAGCATGTAACGCTTAGCCTCTCCAAAATCAAGCTCCCAAAAGTCCTCCTCCATCAGCCCGGCAATCAGGCACCAGTTGCGGAGAGTGAAGATATAACCAGTTAAAAGAGCAGAGGGGTCATTCTCCTCTGCTCCGGTTAGTTTTTTGCTTCTGCTTCCAGTTCTTTCTCTTCATCAGATTTAGGAATTAATCCGGAAGCCTCATAGATACCAATAAGCACATTCATCAGCTCAGGATAGCTGTGCTCTTCAAGGTATTCATCTAAGATGTCCAGAACATTCTCATAGCGGATGCCATGCTCATACTTCTGCATGCTTGCATGGATCAGGAGCGCACACACCTCTAAAGATGGAATCTGGTTGTATTTTTCTCCAAATAACATCAGCAGAGTTTTGCCCAGCTTCTTCTCTACATCCACAATATCTCGGGTTCTCAGTTTCAATTTGTATGTTCTGTCATTTACAGTAAATTCGTAATACATATCTTTCTCCTTTTTAAGTGGGAGGAAGGGAGGAGAAAGCATAAGTAAAACCTTCCTCCCCTCCAATACCTTCAGCCTCACGCCCAGGTGATAGCTGTGGTTGGTGTGATGTTAAGAGTATCTGTCAGAGCCTCATTGATGCCTTTGCCATTGAACTGTACAGAAGGCTCACCCTTCCATGTAGCAGTTGTGTCAATTGCATCATTTTCACCATCTGTGATGGACAGCTTCCAGAACATTTCTCCGGTCCATGCAGCCATCGTTGTGAACTGCGTTGCGTCATGGAGAAATGTGAATGAGATGCTGTCGCCATAGTTCTCGATGCCGTTGCGATATACATGTGCAGCATCATCGAAAGTGGTGACTTCAACAGAGTCCTTGTTTCCGCCCATATCCGGGAACTCCTGAAGGCCTACAAGGTCAGTGTAGGTGCTTCCGTCAGAGCTGTAGGAGAGCTTCATGCCCTTTGTGATATATCCTGCCATTTATTATTCTCCTTGTTCGTATTGTTCTTTTGCCAGCGCTTCGTAAAGATTCAGCTTGCATATCTGGTTATCCACAACCATTTCATCACCAGAAACTCTGTGGAAGCCAAGTTTCCGCATGGCCAGATCTGCTTGAAGCGCATAGGTTTCTGCATCTGCTTTGCTATTCGCCCAAACCTTTACCATAAACTGTATGTAACTGTAGCCAATTCCGGTAGTTTCCATGCTCCATGCTGCATCATAGTTGCTGTACTCCTGATAAGTGATAGCCGGGAGCGGAATGGATCCATCCGCAAAGAGTTCATAATAAGCAGGAAGCACCTGATCAAGCGCTTCCTTTACTTCTTTGTTGTAATCAATCATTTCAAACCTCTGAAATAGTTCCTGAAGATTTCCAATACCTTTGTGCGGTTCTGAGTAAGTGCCGGATGCATGAATGGTCTTGGCTTCATACCCTTAACAGATTTTGCAAAGTGTTCGCCATCTCTGTCTGTCCAATGGAGCACCTTTGCATGTCTTGGGTATATCCTTGCCCCTGCAGGACCAAATAAACCAGTGCCATACTCAACATAAGGCGCATAGTAGACATTGGTGCCTATCTGCGCCTGATTGTCATTAACGGTATAGAGGATGGAGTTCCTTAGCTCTCCATTACCTCCCATGCCCCATCCGGTCACATTCTTTTTTGCTTCCCCTTCCACCAGAGCACCGGCTCTGCCTAAGGGAATGCTTAGGTCTGCATTCTTCATCTGATCAATAGTCAGATTAAGCTGCTCAAGGCCTATCACAAACTTACTCATGCTCTCCGCCTCATGAATACCTGGTTATATCTTTCCCCCGGCTGTACATGAAGTACTTCATAAGTCTCTCCGGAGGAAAGCATAATCCGGTTGTTAATGGAAACCTCAGCCTTAGTGAGTCCAATGATCTCCACATCCTCAAAGCGAGGATCATCTACATTGGCATTGCTGTATGGCTTGATCACCATGTCGATGAAGTCCTTTGCCGGAGCGATCTGCTTCTGTCCATAACTGTCCAGCTCACTGGAGAATGACTGGAGAGTTACGGCTACCATTTCACGATTGAGCATTTTTAATGACCCTAATCTTTCTGTGGGATTTCAGAAGCCTATCAATATCAGCAGGGTAGTCAGCGGTATAAGAATAACTTACTCCGCTATAGTTCTCTGCTGTAAGTCCTTCAGATCCAAGAGTGTTGTATCTCCAGATCACCATCCTCTGGATCAGAACTTCATCATCTGCTACATCTTCATTGTGGGTAATGGTTTGAGCATTTGTCTGCTCATTGGTAATAAGCAATGACAGCAGATCATCTTTGCTGGTATCGCTGATACCTAATTCTGTTTTGATGTTATCTAAGAGTGCCATTGCCTACCTCCTGAATTATGCGCTTGGTGCGAGTTTAACAACTTTAGTTGCATCCGTAAGAGCAACAACATTGCACTGGCGGATGAAAAGGCTGTTCTTTCTGGTGTCAGCGTCTCTTTCCTGCTCTACTTCAACACCTCTCTTAATAAAGTTCGTGACAGCTTCTCTGTTAGCGATAAACATTGTGCTGTTCGGAACTGCTTTGGTGATGAAGAGCGGAAGGCCTACTACAGAACCGATGTAACCGGTCTTAGCAAATGCCTCTACATATTTGAGATCCTGGCCTAAGCCTTTGCGGAGATATGCCTGAGCGGATGGGTTAGCAAGGATGAAGAAGCCTTCTTCCTGCTCAACATTCAGCTTGCCGATTGCATCAACGATTGCGTTGAATACATAGCTGCTGGAAGTTGTGGAGAAGTCACATGCCTGGGTAAGAGTAGCTGTGCCAAACTCTGTAACTGCTTCTGCTGCGATCTGGTTAACCATCTTGTCTGCCATGCCTCTCATGATGACATCAACGATGAACGGATCCTTCATAGCTTCTTCGTCATAGTACACACCTTTGCCCTGAAGGACCTTTACTGTGTACGGAGCGGAAGCAAAGCTTCCCTCGATTACGGAAGTGTTGCCAACTCCCTGATTCAGGCGCTCTACGTTACCGGAAGCGGTATAAGTGTGGATCTCTTTGACCATGCCTGCAGCTTCTGTCAGAGAATAGTCAGTTGTGAAGAACTGAGCCATGTCTAACTTAGTTGTAAGCATGTCAGCCATTTTGTTTTCAATTACCTTGTTAGCATAAACTGTATTTGCCATTTTCTCTTTTATCCTTTCGTAAGTTGATTGTAGAGTTCAGGGTTAGTCCTATACAGCTCTGCCTGCTCGGCAAGTGACATCTTGCGGAACTGTTCTCTGTTGATGGCTTCATCCGGAGGAAGGTTCTTCTTAGGAATGTTGGTTCCCAGTCTCTTCTCTACCTCTGCCTTAACAGATGACTTAAATGCCTTATCAAGTAACTTGATGTTAGCACTCATCGTCTCGGCATCCTCAGCCACTACAAAGTCAACGAGCTGAAGGCTTAAGCCCTTCTCTTCTAAGATTTTAGCTGCTTCATTTTTGTTCTCTGCCAGTGCAAGGGCTCTCTCTTTCTCAACAATGGCTTTCTCCCTCTGCTCCAGTTCGTATTCATACTTCTGCTGGGAGTTCATTGCTGCGAGTTTCTCAGCCTCTTTCACTTTGGCCTTGTTCTTTTCCTCTGCCTTTTTAAGAGCAGATGTTACTCTTCGGTCAGTCTCTGCCTGAAGCAATGCATCAACCTCTGCCTGCGAGTAAGTCTTGGTGTCCTGACCCTCTTCTAATTCCTGAGTTTCAAGAGCTTTGTTTTCTTCCATATTCTTTTTCCTTTCTGAGTTCAGATCTCTCTGCCCTCTGCTGAGTTCTCCGAAGAGCCCTCGAATATATACGCATTAAAAAAGGGCTTACAGCCCTTCAATAACCGGAATGATCGTGCATCTGCAGTTAGGGTGGATTGGCGGACAATTCACTCCAAATGCTGCCATGCTTATTTTGTAAGGTGATTCATCAGAGATCCGCTTGCACTCCATGCACTCCCTCTCCGGATGCTTTCCGGATCCTGGCCAGTCCTCTGTGTCCTCTACCTCATAGTACTCTATGCCTGCCTGGCGGTATCTGTCTAAGGCTGCCTTGTTATGGCAGTAACTCAGCTCGGTCCGCACAAGCCTCTCAGCAACATAGTTGCCTTTCAAGTTAAAGTCTTTGGTTAGCTTATCCCTTAATGGTCTAACACCGGTTCCATTTGCTATGGCATCAAAAAGCCCCTGCTGTAAGTCATTCAGCAGAAGCCCTTTGTTATTCCACAGCCTATCTGACCAGTTGCGCCCATCAGAGCACCATACCATGTTGATAGCTCTCTCTGCTTCTATCTCATTGAAGAAGTCAATTAAGCCAAACTCATTGCTGACCATCTCTTGGGTTTTCTTGTACATGTCCATCAGCACCGGCTCAATTAACTTGATCTCTTTATTGCCTAAGGCGGTCATGCGTTTCTGCATGGAAGAGAGGAGCTTATAGTAGCGGTTATATCTGTACAGGTCATTCACATGAAGCTTGCCATCTACAGAGTCATTGATGATGTCTTGATATACAATCATCATTTCATTGATGATCTGCTCCGCTGTGATGTTGTAGATCTTCATGAGATCTTCGGCTACCATTGCCAGCTCTTTATCATACAGATCTATGATCTCCCTGGCATATCTGTCTCTCCAGTACTTATTCCTCTTCAATGCCATCCTCTACCTCCTCTGCAGGGGAAGCAAATGTATAAACCTCCAAGTTCTCCAGCTTCTGCCTCTTGATCTCTTCCATCTCTTCTTCCACATCCGTGATGAACGGAAGCTGTGCAAGAAGTGTTCTGTCAGAAACAAGGCCCCGGAGCTGATTGATCTCACTTGCAATGTCGCTGGTGTTAATCGGCAGATTTCTGGTAAAGGTAATGCTGACATCCCTCCAGAGCGCTTCTGAGTCCATGAGTGTTTCAGCTAAGAGTTCTATGCGCCTCTGCAGGGCCTTCTTAAAGTTATTTAGAATGGAGGCAGTGTTATTCTCCAGGGCCATGCATCTGTATCTGATTGCTATGCCGGAACTTGTGCCAAAGTTCTCGCTGGCAAAGTTAGGGCAGGCACTCATTTCTCTGATTTTCTCCTCTACCGCATCCATGAGGTGCTCGATCTCTGTGGAGGAGGTGTTCTTAACCAGGTATTCAGCAGAGGCATCCGCATCTAACATGAGGGTTCTGTATGCCTTCATGTTCTCCAGATCCTCGCCATCTGCTACTGCTCCCTTAAGAACTAAGTAAGCATCACAGAAGGCATCCCAATCATCAATGCTGTCGCTGATCAGGGAGTTATATGCATCCTGAAGGGAGAAGATGGTATCTGCAATGCCTTCCTCTTCTGTATTCAGGGAGAAGAATGTGATAGGCACCTGAAGGAATCCATGCAGTTCCTGAGACACAAACTGGAAGGACTGAAAGCCCTCAGCGCTTTTGTATCTGGTTACATAGCGGTCATCATAGACCTCTGCCATGTATGTCTCGTTAAGAGATGCCCCAATGTTCTCCTGCCACAGCCGGATCGCATAGATCAGGTTACCATCCAAGGTATCATCATATACCGGGATGGTCCCCATGCTGTCGAGTACTTTGAAGCGCTCATTCTTATCTTCATCCAGGTAACAGATCTCTGCAGCTCTGCCATAGATCAGGCCATTCCGGAAGAGCTCTGCATCTTCATCGGCTACATCGTTATACTTAAGTATATCCTCCAGATGTTCAAAGCCTTCATCATCTGAGGCATATGTAACCGGAACACCAACCGCATAGCCTTCATAGGTGTTTACAATGTTCTTAACAAAGTTACACACAATGTTATTGCAAGGGCGGTTAGGATCCTCGCTTACCTTCTGCAGGATCTTCTGCTGTCCAATGTAGTAGTTATATCTCTTTTTCATGGCTGGCATGCAGTTTGTTAAGAATGAGCTGACAATATCGCCCAACTGCAGTGTTGTGATAGGTTCATCTTTACGCAAATAAAACTGGATCATAATCCCAATACTCCTTTGTCAAAGGTCCTTAGTTTGCTTCTTGTGTATATATCTGAATATGCATAGCCCAAAGCATCAAGGCTGTGGCTATACTCATGTGTTGTGTTGTCTGTATATTCCCCGGTCTTGCGGTCCTTAACATAGCTAAAGTTCTCCAGCTCCATAATCACATTGGCACATCTGGGATGCACTATGATCTCATGGTTCTGGAGGAACATTATCCTCGCCTCTACTGAGTTAGGACCCTTCACGCAAGGAACCGCATTGATGTACTGGCGCTTGAAGAAGTCTATTGTCCTCGGCTCTGCTGCATCGCACTGGATCTTGCTCTTCTCCATGTGCATCCGCCTGATCGCCTCTGCCAGTTCATCTAATGTCTGCCCGGTCTTGTAGAACTCATTGCTCACATAGATGCGTTTGTGCTCTTCATCATAGAGGCTGTCCACTATCGCTGATGGATCCTGATAACCAAAGTCCATACCGCATCTTCTGCGGAAGGTCTTTGCCAGTTCCATTTCATCAAACTCTTTTACCTTCCAGTTCTTGAACACAAGGCCATCTGTATTAACTCCCCACTCACCATCGCAATAGATCCGGGCCTTCTGTGGGTTACGGCTCCGCAGCTCTTCCAGTGAAGCAATATAGACATCGTCCAGGAATGGGTTGTCCTTGTAAGTGGAATGGATGCAAATGGATCCAGCCGGAGGATCACTCCACAGCTCATAGAGGTAGGAGTTCCGGCTGATCGGGTTCCATGCCAGGATAATCTGCTGCTCATGTCCGCCTCTAAGTCTGAGGTTAATCTGGTCTATGATCTCCTTAGGAACCTCATAAGCCTCTTCCACAAATATGGCATCCATAGTTGCAATGGAGAGGAGCTTCTCTTCATCATCCAAACCAATGAAGATAAACTCTGAACCACTCGGCAGAGTGATTCGCATATCTGTCTCTCTGACATTGCAGTATTGTTTAATCTTCCAGCTCTTGAGGATATCCTTAAAGAGTGCAAAACACGAGTTCCTCAGGGTTGTGCCATAGCGCCTACAGACAGCGATCCGGGCGGAGGGGTGCATTAACGCCCGGACCAGTAACTTCTGGGTAATAAAAAAGCTCTTGCCGGAACCGGCAGAGCCCATATACATTTCCCATCTGTGTGAATAGTCTGTAAGATAAGGTCTAAACTTAGGCGCAAATAGTTTACTTGATAAACTCAGGTTAATCATCGTCAGTGATCCTTATGTTTATCTCATTCGAGTTTATGTCGAACACATCCTTAGGTTTTTCGCCTATGGTGTCCCTTATCACTTCAAATGCCCGGATGTCTCCATCCATGCCCTTCTTCATGATTGCAGCTGAAAGTTTCTCCTGCACTTCCGGATCTGACAGCATCAGAAGGAGCTCTTCCTTCAAGGTTCTTCTTGCCCTTCTGGCTTTGCCAGATGCGATACCACCCTTCTTGGCTTCCTCTTGGCTTAACTTATATTCACTTGGCTTTAAGTTTTGTTCATTAGCCATAATTTTCACCTAAATACAAAAAGAACCAGATGGGGTCTGATTCTCTTTGCGTACAACCTAATATTCTACAAGAAAGGAGGTGGTTCAACTAAAAGCAAGCAAAAAATTGAACTTTCTTCCAGTAGCATAATATCACACTCCTTACTGTAATTTACTGTAATAGTTCATCATCCTCTTCTTTTTCCTGCTTGATGATGGTTTTATTCTGCCATTCCATCTCTTTAGCCTCCAGGATCCCGGCAACAGTCACAATGATCAGAAGCAGGATCACAGCTGCAGCTATTACAGCGAATAATAACTTAAACATCTTCACCTCGCATATCCGCACCGCAGTTCGGACAGTAGCTAACAGTCTGTGAAACAGCGTGACAATCACTTTTGCGACAGAATGGACATTCATACAATGCATTACCATTTGCATCTACATCCTCTATTTGAATCCACTCCCCACGCTTACGCTCAAGGATTTCTCTATACTTGCACTCGGCTTCCGTCCAACCATGTTCGTATGCTTCTTCGTACTTCTCAAGTGCTTCGATTGCCATGTTCATTGCGACTTGGATCAAATGTTTCCCATTTCGTCTGCCAATGTTGATTTGCAGATTTCTGATAACTTCAATGGCTTCTTCTCTCGTCATCTTCTCTCCTTTCTCCGAAACTGCAATAATCACTTGCTCCTTTCATTCCGTCTGTAAGATTGCATACCATAACATCAAAGCGATTATCCCAATACCTGCAATCCTCACATCTCACGACTTCAACCACATCGGCTGTCGGCTGTTCTCTGATTGCAGACATTTTGACAACGTAAACTCCCCACTCAAAAGCATCATCCGCAATCTCTTTTATTTCTTCCAACGCATCCGCTTCAATGTATCTGCTCATTTTGCCCTCCTTCTTGGTTTCCAAAGTAAGTCCTTGATTTTATATTTGCCTGCTGTCCCCGGAGTAAGCTTCCTCATAATGCACCATTTGCAATTCAGATCTGAAATACAGAAGGCTTTGCACATGGCTCCTTTAACTCTGTTGAAGCTCTCCGCCTGGTAGTCACTCATCCTCTTCCTCCTCTTCATGACTGCACAAGTCACAATCACCAACACAGATCCGGCTGTCACATTCTTCAGCCCATCTCCACAAACTAACGCTCATCCGGATCCTCCTCTACCTGCTCTCTGGCAGCTTGCCACAAGTTGAAAGTTTTCTCTCCTCCAAAGCATAAGAGCATAATCGCACCGGCTGTACTGATTGCTCCATCATGCTGACCTAATTTATAAGCCTCCTCAAGATTATGAACTTCAGATTCTTCATGAAGAAGGTTAGCCTTTTCAGTGTGATATTTATATATATCCATCAGGTATTCTTCTAACTGCTTTTCAGTTATTTTCATCTTCTATCCTCCTTATCTCTTCCCTGTGGAGCTGATAGATCCGCTCCACAGAGTAGTTCATTTTGTCTGCTATATCCTCAAACTTCATTGCATCCAGGTAATGAAACTCAAGAATGGCCTTTTTGCGTTCATCCTCAACACTTGCAATAATAGCCTCCACTTCATCCACCTTTGCATACAGCTCATTCAAGAGCTCAAGTTTTTTTGCCTCCTTCTCCCGGATCCTGAACACCAGCTTCTCAAATGGTGCCTCCTGCGATCTGTTGGAGGCCAGCCTCTCCTCATAACTGACCCCACTAACAGATTGTGCATCCAACTGGAGTTCCTCGATCTCCTTCTCCAGTCTCCTGATCCGGATCTTCAGGAAGCGGTATTCCCTTAAAAGGTTTCTTTGAGATATGCTCATTATTTCACTCCGCCAAAGTATTCCTTTTTACTTACAATTGATTCGATATGACCATCTGCGAACTCAGGAGACATTCCCCTTACAATCTTAGTAGCCTCCTCAATTGAAGTAGCCACTACATTAAATGTCCTCCGTATTGCTCTGTGGTCATCCCACACAACTGCCTTGACCTGCCAAATGTACATTGTTTTCATGTTAATAACCTCCTACTTGTATAATTGTTCTTCTATTTCTTGCATTTCCGCTTCTGAGTATTCTCTCTGAGCAAAATTATTAAATTTGTTTTTTGATTTCACAGCTTTAGCTACCTTTACCTTATCCTTATCTTTATCCTTTTCCTTTTCCTTTTCCTTCTCCTTATCCTTATCAACCACAATTGTGCTTTTTGTGCTTTCAGAACCACAATTGTGCCTCTTGGCATCCTCTCGCTCTTGTGCAGCAAGGCTTCTGCGTTCACAAGTCTGGTTATAGGCCTCTCTATTCTTCTTAACAAAGGCACTATAAACAGTAAAAACAAGGTCAGCTAAAGGGTGGTCAGATAGGTCCGGAACCACATTTGTGCTATCCATCTGGAGGAGTGCTTTGGTCACTATCCCAACATCCTCATTGGACATCTTCTCAAATGTAGGCAGCCAATCATGATAAAACAGTGTAGAGTTCTTTCCATTACTCGGCATACTTACTCAGCCCCTTCTGCACCCACTGGCGATATTCTCTCTCCAGTTCCGTTCTCTTCTGAACTACTGGCTTAGATGGTCTGAGATCCGGGTATTCCTCCTGCAGCTTCTGTCTGGATCTTCTGATGCTTTCAAACTTTGGAATCCCAAGCTCTGCCCGGTTCTCCATGACATCCCTAAAGGTCAGTTCTGCAAAAGGCACATTCTTAAATCTGCAGATGTCCCTGACAATGCACATGTATAAATGATCATCAGATGCTCTGCACTTCTTGTCTTTTCTGAGATAGTACTCAACTGTTTTGCTTACTCTTGGAAGGTTTTCCCTCATTGCTTGTTTCCTCCTATAATTTCTAAAAAAGTTTCAAAATCCAATACAACTCTCCACTTCTCATGGCTCTGCCTGAATACCACCAGAGGAACATTCTCCCCTGCATCCCTCTCTGCCTGCCGGATCCAGTCCATCAGCCGGATGTTTTCGCACCTTTTGACCTCTATGTGATAGCCAGGAAGGCCTACCACATCCGCTGCATCTTCGGTTGCTCCACAGTACTGTTGGGATCGTCTGGCATCAAATCCACGATCTTGTAGGATGTGCGCCACTTCAAGCTCTCCCCTTTTTCCTTTGTTCTTGCTATTCATTCGAATGGAAGGGCATCATCATCTGCTTCTGCAAAGCCTTCTTGTGGCGCTACTGTCTTGGCCTTACTTTCCACAAATTCCACATTATCCACATACACATCAGTAGTGTGCCTGCTGGATCCATCCATAGTCTGATAGCTTCCGGTTCTGATCTCGCCCTCAACGCATACTTTTGTGCCTTTCTTCAGGTAGTTATCAATAAACTCCTTAGTTTTTCCAAAGGCTACGCATCTTGGGAAGTCTGTGTTCTTCTCTCCATCTTTCTTAAACTTACGGTCTACCGCTAAATTGAAGGCAGTTACTTTCTCCTTGCTGTCAGGGTCTGCAGTTAATCTGCCAATTAAAATCACTTTGTTCATTTTTCACCTCAAATATTCATCAATTTCATAATCCCACCAGGGCTCTTTTTCTATTGCTCGCTTCATTTCTCTTTCCGCTTCCGCTTTGCTCCTGAACTGGAGCGGAATGTTAATGGCTCCCTTTTTACCCGGAACTACTCTCCATTCCCCGGAGCCATCTATCAGGAAGCGGTCATATAGGATTTCCCTGATATTTTCATTGCTTCTCCTCAGGATCCACATGGCTGTCACCTATCCAACTGCCTTACTAACTTGGCATACTGGGATGATGTGAGCTCATTCAGGGAGCGGACACCATAAGCGCTGCAGATCTTGCCAATGCGTTCATCAATTGGATCATTAGCCTTGACTGCGGAAATCATCGCCTCCAGTACATCGGCTTCTTCCTGGGTGATGCGTTCCTCTTTCTTCTGCTGTGTCATTGCATTGGCTACTTCCTCATAGGAAGCCACAGAAGTATCAATTCCAAACCCTGCCATGCCTAATGCTCTTCCTACTGCAGATGTCTCGCAGTTTTCAATGTAGCTTGTTTTGTTGATGAAAGAAGAGTTCTCTTTTTCGTATGCAGTGCCTTCACCTAAGATGTGGCCATTGTTGTCAGTAACTGTGGCATGGAATACTGCTATCCCTCCCTCATTGCTGACTAATGCGGTCATGATTCCGCCATCCGGGTAAACCATGCGGAAGGCTTTAATCCTCTGGTTGACCTCTGCATAATCCTTGCCCTTGATGTCAGTGGTCCTGATCTGGGCATTGGCCTTTGCTAATTGTTCAAATGTTGCCATCA